TGCTCTTCTTTTCCTTGCTGCTGCAGAACGTCTTTCTTCTGGAGACATACTTGCTCTTTTAGAAGAAGAAACGCACTTTGGAACACCTTCTCCAGGTTTGTCACTGGCACAACTATCTCCAGTTACAACATTAACCCATCCAGGTTTTCCACTCTTATCTTTAGAACCACTAAACCACTGATGTAAACTTCCTTCTTTGACTTTTTCAATTTTTTTTAGTTTAGAATAATAATCAGGTAATTCATCCACATGCTGAAGGGCAGTGATCTTAGCTCCACTTTTGCTTGTGGTGTGCTCACCCTCAACTTTGGTTCCCATTTTTACCTGTTGAATAATTTTATCCAAAGAAACTTTATGCTTTTGGGCAATTTCTTCTGGAGTCTTATATGATTTTACAGGTCCTTTTGGGTCTTTCATTTATAGAATATTATTCTTCTTCATTATTTAGAAGACCTTGTTTTATAAGTTTAGATAGTTCTGCAGTAGAACCTACAAAAAGTGAATTGTTGACTGTTGTAGGTCCTTTTTGAGGTGCATCCAAGTCTCTCATTTTCTTTTGAAGGTCAATTAATTTATCTGTAGTATCTGCAACAGATTTAATTAATTGACCAGCAACTTCAAATGCTCTTGGATGACCAGATTCTTGAGCTATCTCCAATATACCATCAACTGCTTCTTGTCCTTTTGAGATTAAACTATAGAGTTGACCTCTACTATATTCATAATCTTTTTGTGGATCATTAGGAACATCAGTAGATTTGATATCAATAACTTCTTTAGATATAGGAACTAAAGTAGTTTCTATATCTAAAGATTTTTCTAACTTTGAAAATTTTTTATCCATACACTATATATCAACATCAATTCCTTGACTGCTACTGTAATCTTTGAAATCTTGGAAATCTATGATTTGTTCGTTAAATCCAAAATCATCCCCATATGGAATAAGTGGGTCATCAGCAGTATTGATAACATTATCTCCATTGTAGTCTTCAAGTGCTTTAGGAGTAGATGTATATCTAACTTCCCTTCTTGCATTTAAGATAGCATCTGTAGCATAATCAACTTGAACTTTTTTGATAAGTCCTTGATCATCTGAAGGAATTTCACTAAACAGATAAGTTTTTGCAGTAAAGTTTAAGGTATAAATGATAATCCTTCTTGTGGTATAGTCTCCCTCATAATCATCTCTAAACCCAACTCTATTTAAAATTACAGGAATATCCCTAACTTCATTAATTTCTGGGATCATTCTAACAGATATGTTAAATGATGGTTGAAAGAATGGTAAAATTTGTTCTATAATTTGCAGAGCATCATCTTGTATTTTGCTCATAATATTTAATTCAAATCCAATATTATATGGAGTTGGGGAATATACTTTTGCAGCCTTTCCAGTGTCAGATCTTGGAGCAGAGAATGTTTGAATAACTGACGATTTCCTCTGGGCATCATAATCAATAGTAGTCATCTCAAAAGACATTCTTGGAAGAGTTAGAGCAACTTTTCTATCTCCTTGTGGTTGTTGCTCTATTCTTGCTAAAAACTTTTGAGTTGGACCATAAGCAAAAGGAACTTTTAATACAGATAAAGCATTTCCATTCTCATCAAATCTTCTGATCTGTATATTATTAAATAAAGTTCCAAAAGCAGTTACTGTCTTTTGTATTGACTTATGATAAAAATACCTACCAAACATTTTTTATTTTTTCACATTATTTAGTATTTAGTCAAACTTCTCCAAAAGGATTAATTTCACTAAAATCTAAAATATTATCTGCTTCTTCTTCAATAATGTCAGAATTATCATATGCAGATGTTGTTTCAAATTCTTCTCTATTTGAAACTATGTAAATTGCACTTGATGCTGCACCAACTACAATATCACCAACTATAAAGTTAGTTCCAAATCCTGTCACCTTCAATTCTCTGGTTTCTGAATCCCAATTTTTAACAGTTCCAACTGCATTGGATATTGAACCAGTTACTGTTTCATTAAAGACAAAGTTGCCAGTAGAAACAGTGGTTCCAGCAGAAACAGTGATTGTTGGAGTTTGTGTGTAACCATATCCTGCATTGACAATTCTAATAGATGAAATACCTCCAACATTATTCAAGAAAGCTTTAGCAACAGCAGTTACTCCTCCTCCAACTGGACTTGATATTGTTACTACTGGTTCAAGCACATAACCCTGTCCAGAATTGTTTATCTGAATGGGTCCTATGCTACCAGAGGTTGCAATTCCAACTCTAACTTGAGCACCATAACCACCACCCCCAGAAACATCCACTATTGGGGGTTTGCTTGGATTGTATCCAGATCCTGGATTCTGAATGTATACATCACTTAAACTCTTTGATGATAGTAATCCCATTTTACTGGTTACTACACCAACAAGCGTTGCTTTAGTGCCAGAAATGGGAGAAGAAACATTAAATGTTGGAATAGAAGTATATCTGTATCCACCACTAATTATTTCTGTAGTTTGAACCCCACCAGTAACAAGTGTTGTAGTTGCAGTTGCAGTTACTCCAATTCCTGACATATTCAATGTGGATTCATATCCTACATCTTTCAATGACTTATCAATAGAATCAATTGTTGTTTTTATTTCATCATCTTCTATTTCATATACTTCACATCTCAATTCATAAACATAGTTCTTTTGAAGTTGATAGAATGGTTTTCTATTTTCAACATACTTAATTTCCATAAAGCTATCGCTCAATGGAATATAAAGTAAATCACCTTCATTAGGTCTTGTAGCATTTTTTACTAAGGTAATATCTTTCATCAATTCGCCAATATATGTCTCAAATCTTTCTGATGAAATGATAAGAGTCATTTCATCAGTAACTCTTACTCCAAATTTACTCATCAAAATACTATTTGGGTCAAAACCTTCATAATTTACCAAGTATGCTTCTATTGGAAATGCTTTAGTAAATTTTGAATATAAAACTTCTTTTATAACTTTTCCTTCAGACACGAATTCTCTTGGCATATAGTAAATTTCTATGCCATACATTTTTAATTGTTCATTTATCAGGTCTTGTACAAGACCTTGTTCCCCTGATGTTCCCTGTATGAAAAATGGATTTAACATATCTATGACCTACTAAAAGTATATCCTTTATGACTATTCTGCCTTCTTCCGTTCAAACATTTTACAATTGTAGAAGGATCCCCATTAATATATTGAGCACATTCTTTTATTGAATTAAATTCAATATTTAATTCATTTATAACAACTTTGCATGTTGGTAAATGATTTCCATTTCCTTTTTTAGTTTTTGAAATTTTATTCCCTCTTGTTTTTCTTTCAGTTTGGGATAAATTGTCCCAAAAATTTTGTATTGCTTTTATTCTATTAATTTGATTTGGTTTTGCTTTTGGTGGATTGTCTCCACCATCAGTTTTATTATATAAAATCCCAGAACCCAAATCTTTTCTTCCAAAAATTGAAATCATATATTTTTCATGTTGCAATGCTTCAATTTCTGTTAGATTATTTTTTAAAATAATAATTCTTTCAATTGGGGGCAAATTAATTCCATGAGATTTATGTCCATTTTTATGATATGCTCTATCTCCTTTTCCTTTACCAATATAGTAAGGAGTTTTATTTTCTCTTAAATAAGCATATGTGTAGTATTGCATAATATTAACCAATAAGGTCAAAGGGTGCAGTCTCAAACTCACTAAGCATTCTCATTCTAATGTCTTCCAGTTCCTTCACTGCATCATCATAGATTTGTCTTCCATTCAGTTCAATTCCACCAGGAAGTTTTACGCCATTGAATTTAATTAAATTTTGACCCCATTGCCTTTTGAGTAATGCAGTAAAATAAAGTTTCAAGAAAGAATCATTATAAACTTTTGTATAATTATTGGGGTCCAATATTCTATAACATTCCATTATAAGATAATTATTTACAGTAACAGCATCCCAACTCATATCCAAGTATAATCTGTTCTGTCTCTTATTAAATCTAATTTGTCTTTGTGGATTTACAATCCAATCAATATCTTCAAGATATCTTTTTGTTACATAATAATTCAAAAGTTCAGTAGAGCTAAACCAGTAAATATCATTTAAAAATAACTGATAGTTTACATTGAATAAATTAGATGTGATTGTTCTGTTATCTAACTTAAAGATTCTTTCTATACCAACAATTGTATCAGGAACTGGAATATAATTTGAGTTTTCTTCCCAATTAAATGACCCCAGTCCAGTTGTAACTGTAGTTGTAACTATACCTACATTTTTACTACCACCTCTAGACCTTCCCCTATCAATATCATCTTGAGTAATTTTATACTTAAGAAACATTTTTTCAACACCATCAAAATGCCTCTCATTAAAATACTGCAAAGCATCATCTAATCTGTCATCAATTTGCTCTTCAGAAACATTGATTTCCAATACAGGGGCACCAAGTTGCCTTAAGGCATAATCAATAAGTTCTTGTCTTGATGCTGGTTTAGCCATTATTGTGCTCTTTTTAGTTATTTAGATTTGGTAATCCTAAAGAAGATACAACTTCTTCTTGTTTCATATAAAGTTTTACATAACATTTGCAAAGATTTTTGAGCAAATCAATATTAGTGCAAGAATCTATTTCTCTGGAAATTTTTTCAAATTCAAAAAGTTTTGAAACAGTTTCTAGATTAAGTTCATTGGGATTCATTTGCAACTTTCCTCAATAATTGTTTAATATCTTCAAGTGAAGATTTAAGTTCAGATATAGATTCTTCAATATTATCAATTCTTTTTTGCTCATCTTGTCTTTTTCTTTTTGCTAAAGTATAATTATCAAATCCAATTTTATCTGTATTAACTATTGCATTTGTAGACAAATCCCTCAAAAGATTGGGATGTCCTTCAACCTTAGCGTATTTTTTTATCATCTCAATGCAATTGCTCTCAATTCTCTAATTAATGGTGAGTATGCTTGATTTGTTCCAGTTCCAAGAATTTTAATTTGGAATCCAGTAAATGATGGTAAGTTGTCAATTGTAAAAGTATAATCTAAATATTCACCATTCAAACTACTTCTAACATTTAAATCAGACCTTCCATCATTATTATCAGAATTAATTACATTTCCATTAACATCCAAATTATCATAGCCTGGGAACAAATTCCAAATTTGTTCATTATCTGGAGTATCATTTGTAAAAATCTTATAAAGAACTCTTACATCAGATGATGAGTGTCTATAAGCAGAGAACAGAACTTTGAGAGAATCTGCACTTTGCTCTAAGTTCACCCTGTTTGACACATATGCAAAATCATGAGAATCATCTGTATTTGAGTTTGCTCTATTGTCAGATGCATAAGATGACAGACCAACTGGTTGATTAATATTATAAATTTTACCAATTGCAAAGTTTTGTGTTAAATCTATCAGTGGAGAAACATTTTGGTCATTTGTGCTAAGATTCAACTCTAAAGTAAATGATCTACTACCAGCAAAGTTTGTGGCATTTAGGTAAGTGGTTTCATTTACTCTAGATGCAACCATTCTTGGAGTTTCTAAATTATTGATACTACTAATTCCTACAGTTTGAGAACCACTATCAATAAATGACACTTCACTACCATCAACACTTGTAGATGTGATAGTTCTTACAGATGCTGATACTTGTGTATTGTTAAATCTTTCAATAAATCTATCATTGAAAGTAAGTTCGCTAAATTGCTTATTCTTAGTTGCATAGACATTTTCTCCACCACCAAGTTTTGTTTGGGTGAATGAAGACCCTGCACTAACTTGAATATAATAATTGTTTAATGTTGGATTTGGATTGGATATTAAGGTGTGTTCTGTATTGATTCTATTCAAGGAAACATTATTGAATTCATACT